TGGTCCTAAAGGATTACCTAATCTTCTTACTAAACTATATACATCTGGCTTTATTACTAAGACAGAACTTAAGAGCCAAAATTATATTGGTGGTCTTAATGAAGCAATTAACCAATACAGTGTTAATGCTTTACAAGAATATCAACTTAACAAAGGTAGTGGCGTGTTCCCTACCATGGATACATTTTTAAAGAAGTTTACTGTAGGTGGAATTGGTGGAACAGGAAGTCTTGCTGGAACAAAGACTTCATTACAAGATTTTACAACTACACGTGGTCGTGCTGATGCAGACCTTAATATTTACTTTCAAGAAAACTTTGGTCGTATTGCTACGCAGGCTGAAAAGGATGATTACTTTGCACAAGTGGTTAAAGCCGAGAAAACAAATACAACAAAAACAACAACTACTACTGACACTGTGGGTGCTGTTAAGAACCAAGTAACTGCTGACTCACGTCTTGGACCTGCTGATTATCTTATACTACAAGCAAACGTAGCAAAAAAAGCATTTCCTGGCATGGATGTTAATAACATTCTTAGCGCAGATAATAAGAACCCTGGTAAACTTGCTTCTAACATTAACCTTGCAATGAAGTATGCTTCTGATTATGGTATTAAAATTACACCACAACAGGCACTTAGTTATGTTGGTGATTCATGGGGTACTACTAGCCCAACAGATGCAATTAAAACTCGTATGCAACAGATTGCTATATCTACTATGCCTAATCTTGCAGCACACATTCAAGCAGGCGGAACCGTTAAAGATGTAGCAGATGTATATGGTTCTATTAAGTCTCGCAAACTTGGCATTACTATTCCTGATTCAGTTGCTGATAATCAGATTATGTCTTCTATTAATCTTAAAGGTGGCATGTTAAACATGGCAGACTTTGAACGTCAACTACAGGCTGACCCTCGTTGGCGCAAGACTGCTGAAGCACATCAAACAGCAACAGATTTTACTAATACTATTCTTCAATCATTTGGGTTTGGTGGTAACTAATGGCTGCACCTAAAGCAACGGTAACTGTAGCAAAAGGTAATACTCTTAGTGGTATTGCTGCTGCAAATAATACAACAGTTGCAAAAATTGCTGCTGCTAATCCACAAATTACTAATGTTAATGTTATTAAACCAGGACAAGTAATTAATATTCCTGCAACAACACCTGTAGTACCAGCAGTAATAGCAAAGCCTTCTGCAACACCAACACCTGTTGCATCTACTGCAGCACAAACAGCGGCAGCAGCGGCTAAAACAGCAGCAGATAATGCAGCGGCAACGGCTGCTAAAAATGCAGCGGCTAAAACAGCAGCAGATAATGCAGCGGCTGCTAAAGCGTTAGCAGATGCTAAGGTACTTAGTGCTAAAACTGCAGCAGATAGAGCAGCAGCAGAAGCAGCAGCAGCGCAAGCAGCAGCAAATTTAGCAGCAGCACAGGCAGCAGCACAGGCAGGAATTGATGCTTCTAATGAAGCCGCAGCAGCAGCCGATAGAACAACAGCAGCCATTGCAGCACAGACTGCAGCAGCAAATGCACAGGCTGAGTTAGAACGGTCAGATGCTTTTGCCGCGCTTAAAGTAACTTTTGATAGTTATGGATTAGGTAGTCTTTCAGACACTATTACACGTCTTATGACACAAGGTGAAACTGCTAATGGTGCATTAACTCGTCTTAAATATGACAAAACAGTAGACCCAGCAACAGGCAAATCATGGAACGATGCATACACTATTAGATTTTCTGGTAATCAAAAGCGTATAGCCAATGGTCTTAATGCTATATCTGAAGCACAATACCTTGCTAATGAGAATGCATATGCTGAAACCTTTAGAGCATATGGTTTAAGTAATATGTTAAGCACAGACCGTGCTGTTAATGAGGCTAAGTTTGCTACATATATTGGTAATGATATGTCATCAACTGAACTTAATGACCGTATTAAAACTGCAGCAACTAATGTAATTAATGCTGACCCTGTGGTTATGTCTACATTTAAACAGTACTATGGTGGTTTAACTACTAGTGATTTAGTTTCATACTTCTTAGCACCTGATGAAACATTACCTATTCTTAATAACAAGATTGCTGCTGCACAGATTGGTACTGCTGCACAAGAGCAAGGACTTGTAGATGCTTATGGTAATACTAACGTAAGCCAAGCACGTGCTATGGAATTAGCAACTAAGATGGGTGGACTTGGTTCACTTGGTAATATTAATGGTGCATACCAAAGCGTAGCCTCAGTGCTACCCACAGGTCAAAAGTTAAGTGACATTTACAAACAGGCTGGTATTAACTATGACCAGACTACTGCAGAAAATGAGTTCCTTACACAAAATGCAGATGCTGCTGAAAAGCGTAAGCGTTTAGCATCAATGGAGCGTGCCCAATTTGGCGGCGACTCTGGTGTTAACCCAACAATGGGTAACCTAGCGAGCGCAAGAAACGTCATAGGCAAGTTCTAAATAGATTCCCGCATAGACCGACCAGCCCAATGCGGTGTATAAGACTGGTAGTAGAAGCCAACCTAGTTTCCCCAAACTAGATTTGTGGTCTGCGAATCAACTAACGATATGGGAGGACGGTTGCTATGAGCAACAACTACTGGGACGAAGAAGAAGACGATAATGATACACCTCAAGTCAACTTGGAAGGTAACGACTTAATTAAGCAGTTACGTAAAGCCAAGCGTGCAGACGAGAAGCGTATTAAAGAATTGTCTGACCAACTTGAAGGATTCTCTAAAGCACAAAAAGAATCTGTAATCAAGAAAGTCCTAGAAACAAAAGGCGTAAGCCCAAAGGCTGCACGTTTGATTATGAACGAACTAACAGAGTTTAACGAAGACTCAGTTTCTAACTGGATTGACGATAATGCTGACATGTTTGGACTGCAAACACAAGCACAAGGAACGCCTGAACAATCACTTGACCGTGCTGCCTTACGGCAGATGGACATTGTAACTCAGGCTGCTTTAACGCCTGACCGTGCTGAAGACGCTGCTATACGTCTCAATGCTGCAACAAGCGCAGAAGAAATTATAGCAATGATTCAGTCGGGAAATTTTTAACCCAACCGAAATCTAATCCTCATAAGGAGGTGCAATAAATGGCTAATGCATATACAACCACAGGCTCCGCTTCTCTAGGCGGTACCGTTGGTGGTGCTGGTCTCGTACAAAAGGCGTATGACCGTCTTATCGAGTTCGCACTCCGTGCACAACCACTAATTCGCTCAGTCTCTGATAAGACTCCTGCGAAACAAAGCATCCCTGGTTCGTCTGTTGTTTTGCAACGCTACGTTGACTTAACAAAAGTTACATCAACTCTTACAGAACAGACTGACCCAGATGCTGTAGCACTTGCTACACCAACATACACAACCATTACTCTTGCTGAGTATGGTAACGCAGTACTTGTTACACGTGCATTGGAACTATTCAGCCTTGCTGACGTAGACCCTGCAATTGCTAACATCATTGCGTTCAACATGGCTGACTCAATTGATGATGTTGCACAGACAGTACTACGCGGTGGAGACAATGTTCTCTATGCTGGTGGACGTACTTCTACTGCAACACTAACATCTTCTGATACATTCACTTCAGCACTTGCTCGTAAGACAACTGCTAAATTGCGTGCTAATAAGGCTATTCCACGTAAGGGTTCACTTTACTGGGCAGGTATCCATCCAGAGGTTTCACATGACCTACGCGCCGAAACAGGCGTTGGTTCATGGCGTCAACCACATGAGTATCAATCAAATGATGCTATCTGGGCAGGAGAAATTGGAACATACGAAGGCGCATTCTATGTTGAATCACCACGTATGTACAGCGACCTAAAGGGTGCTGGTAAGTCAACATCTACAACAACAACAACTGCTTCAGGTGCAGTCGGAGCAACATCACTGTCTCTTACTTCTACATCAGGCATTGTTATTGGTGACCTTGTTGCTGGTACTAACGTACCAACAGGTGCAAACGTAACAGCAATTGGTACTGGAACAGTAACAATTGATATTGCTATCACCACACAGGTTACATCAGGTGCGTCTGTTACCTTCACACACGAAACAAATGTATTTAATACCTACTTTGCTGGACAGCAAGCATTGGCTGAAGCCATTGCAGAAGAGCCACATGTAGTTATTGGACCAGTTGTTGATAAGTTGATGCGTCATCGTCCACTTGGATGGTACGGCGTACTTGGCTTCGCTCGTTACCGTGAAGAGGCTCTCTACCGTGTAGAGACATCTTCTTCAATCAACTACTAATAGTTAATTGACGCTAATAGAGGGGCAGCAATGTCCCTCTATTAGAGTAAGTCAACTAGAGGAGAAACATGACTAAGTATTATCTAACTCCTCCTACTGAGGAGTACGGACCAGCAGGCGGTGGACGTTTATTTATCCGTTATAGATTGACACGTGGTTTAAGTCTTATGCGTAATGCTGGTGTATGGACAACAACTTCATTTCCAACTGAAGATGTAATTAAAGCAGCAGAACTATTTTATCTTGGTGGTCATGAATATGAAATTAGCCAAGGTGTTTATACAGAGTTAACTAATGCAGGCTATGGGGCAAATGTAAGGACGGTATAATGTTAAAGGGACATGATTGTAAAGCAGATGGACATATAGGTAAAGTTCTTAAAGATGAATACCGTATAACTAAAGACAAAAAAAATATGTTACCTGTAGTAGTTCTTTGGGGTTGCACTAATTGTAATGCAACTTCAGTTGAACAATGGGATGGTTTTGGAGTTATTAAATCTAACCCAGACCATAAAGAAAATGATATTGATTGTCTTTGTTTTGGTTGTAAAGCAAAAGGATTACAATTAGCAACTGGTGATGCATCAGGAAATATTATTGCTAGTGGAACCACTCAAAAGAAGTGGGATAAAGAATTGGCTTACTATAGAGATGCCCGTGCTCAAGGTGTACAACCTGCTGGCACATCAAGGACTGCTATAGAAAAAGCACTTGAAGCATCAGAGGTTATTAATAAACCTTATGATGCTGGGAAAATGCCCGAAGCCAAATACATAACACCAAAGACCGCAGAGGTCATGAAAGAAGTAGGAGCAATCTAATGGCTGCAATGAAACCAATGTCTGCTAAGGCAGATGCTAAGCAAGATAAGAAAGTAATGTCAGGCATGAAGCCTGTGCAAAAAGCAGCCTTTAAGAAGGCTGATATGAAAATGGATAAGAAGAAGCCATCTGCTAAAGCAGATATGAAAATGGACATGGCTCTTCGTAAAAAAATTATGGCAAAGAAGGGCAAGTAACTATGTGTCACGAATGCGGATGCAATGGCGTTATGGTTAACGCTAAAGGCAATGAAGACGCAATTATAATTAAGGCAGGCGTACGTGTTGCTGAAGGACAAGATGCTTCAGTTATCGCTGGCTTTGATACACCAACACCATATGGAAAAGGAAACTAACATGGCTAACGAATACATGAACTCAAATGTCGTTGCTGCAGGTCTTACAATCCCAGCAAAGACACGTACAAAGGCTACAGATTTTTCATCTGCAGGCTCAGATTTTTACGGTGGAGTAGGTCCAGGAGTTGCACCTGTTTCAGCACCTCGCTCAGGCGCAGGTACTGCTAACGGTCCAGCAACTGTAATCCAAGGTATCTACACTCAGCCATCTGGCGGCGGACGTAAGATTTAATTATGCCTAATCGCATACCAACTCCAGGTATACCTACACCAGCAGTACGTAAATCATCTAGTGCACAAAAACCTGCTTCTTATTTAGGCAATGCTGTTAAAGAAGTTAAACAATTTGGTAGTGCTTGGAAGAAAGCAATGGATGCATCAGGAGATATTATGCCAGGTGCTAATGCACGTGCGCGTGCTGCTAATAAAAATCAAGATGCACAAATGGGACAAGCACTAGGTGCTGTTCTACAAGGTCGCCGTTATAATTCATCTGGAAAGCAGATTAAGAAGTAATGGCAGCACATAAAGGCATGGGCTTTAAAACAGCACAAAAGTCAATAGCCAAGAAGTCAGATGTATCAATGAAGTCTGCTGGTGCAATCCTTGCATCATCTTCACGCAAGGCAAGTCCAGCAGCAAAAAAGAAAAATCCTAATTTAAAAAAGGTTAAGGGAAAGTAAATGGCTAAATCACCAGCATGGCAGCGTAAAGAAGGCAAATCACCTACGGGTGGATTAAATGCAAAGGGACGTGCATCGGCTAAGGCTCAGGGTTCAAACCTAAAGCCACCTGTTAAGTCTGGTGACAATCCACGTAGAGCAAGTTTTCTTGCACGCATGGGCGGTATGCCTGGACCAGAACGTAAACCTAATGGTGACCCCACTCGCTTGTTGCTATCGCTTCAAGCGTGGGGTGCATCATCTAAAGCAGATGCTAAATCTAAGGCTGCTGCAATTAGTAAAAGAAACAAGGGTAAGAAGTAATGGCTAAAGAAGTTTGGGACAAACCTAACCCTAAGAAAAAATCAACACCTTTAACTCCTGCCGCTAAAGCATCAGCCAAGGCTGCTGCTAAAAAGGCTGGCAGAAAATATCCAAACCTTATTGATAACATGCAAGCAGCAAAGAAGAGTAAATAATGGCTAAAGTATTTAAAGGACCAGACGGTAAAAAACATATTGTTACTAAAGATGTAGTTGTTAAACATCCTGGCAATCCTAAAAAAACTATTAACCTAACTCAAAAGGCTGGAATTAAATCAATTACTGCTGGAAAAAAAGCAGTTGGTAAATACCATTCTAAGAAGGGTAAGTAATGACATACGGTAGAGAAGGTAGCACTTTAACTGATGAATTAAATCGCCTTGCTAATGGCGGTACTTATCCAGCAAAAACAACATACCTTGCAGAGCAAGGTGCTGCTAATAAATGGGCAGGCACAACAGGCGTAGGCACTGTTGGTGCTCTTAATAAAAAGTATGGTAATGCAACTGCTGACAAATACGTTGGCTTAAATAAAATTTGTAACTTACTGGCAAGTACAACAGGCTTAGAAGCCGTAACTGCATTACGAGAGGTTGCATCATAATGGCAACAACATTAACAGATATTATGAATGACGTACAGTTAGACCTTTCAGGTTTTACTTATCGTCAAGACCGTGTTACTTATTTAACACAAGCAGCAACTACTAGTGGTCTTACTCTTTATGTAGCCTCTACTGAAAACATTGGTAAAGGCGTTATTGAAATTGATGATGAGATGATTCTTGTTGATGCATATGACCGTCAATCTAATACTCTTATTGTTGCTCCATTTGGTCGTGGCTATAATGCAACTACAGCAACAGCGCATGATGCTAATGCTAAAGTAATTATTACTCCAACATATCCACGTTCTGCTATTAAGCGTGCAGTCAATGATACAGTCAACGCTGTATACCCTAAAGTATTTGCCGTAGGTTCTACAGGAGTATCATTCCTTGCTAGCCGTACTACTTATGAAATACCAGCCCCAGCAATTCAAATTCTTTCAATGGCATGGCAATCAGTTGGACCAACAAAAGAATGGCTACCTATACGCCAATGGCGTTGGGACCCTATTGCTTACTCACCATCATTTACATCAGGACGTACTGTATCAATCTATGACAACGTATTACCTGGTCGTACTATAAATATTGTTTATGCAAAACTACCTACAGTAATGAACAACCTTACAGATGATTTTGAAACCACAACTGGTTTACCAACATCTATGAGAGATGTAATTATTTATGGTGCAGCATGGCGTTTATCTTCTTATATTGACCCAGCCCGTATTTCTATTACCTCCGCAGCAGCAGATGAGTTTGACGCTAAGCGTCCATACGGCACGGGCACAAATGTTACAAAGGGACTGCAAGCATTGTATCAACAGCGGCTTGAGGAAGAATCGCTGAAGCAAAAGATTCAATATCCAACCCGCGTCCACTATAGCCGATAGGTAAATAAATGACAACTCGTAAATATACGTCTCGTTCTCAACAAACAACTATCACCAGTTCTGTTACTTCTGGTGCAAGTAGCATAACAGTAGCAAGTTCAAGTGCAATCCTTGGTGGTATTGCTGGTGCTTCAATTACTGGTGGCGTTACTTTTACTATAGTCATTGACCCAGATACAGCACTTGAAGAAATTTTAGATGTCACTGGCGTATCTGGTACTGTATTTACTGTTTCTCGTAATATAGATGGTTCAACCGCACAAGACCATTCTGCTGGTGCAATTGTTCGACACATGGTTATTGGACGTGACCTTCGTGAACCTAATACACATATTGAAACTGCTGTTGGTGTGCATGGAATTGCATCTACATCTTCTGTAGTTGGAACTCAAGATTCTCAAACTCTTTATAACAAAACTCTTGTTGCACCCACACTTACTTCTACTCTTGAAAATGATGCAGGTATTACTTTTGAAGGCGCAACTGCTGATGCCTTTGAAACATTGCTTACAGTAGTAGACCCTACTCAAGATAATACAATTACTTTACCTAATACATCAGGTACAATTGACCTTCTTGACTCTGCTACAACATTAACTAATAAAACAATTACTAGTCCTATTATTAATGGAACACCAGTTATTACTGGTCTTTCATCTGCGGGTATGTCTACATCATCTGCTACACCTAAATCTTATGTAGATGCAATTCTTGTTTTGCAAACTGCTCAGGCTACTGCTGCAGCAACTAGTGCCGCATCAGCGGCAACATCAGCAACTGCTGCTGCTACATCTGCTACATCAGCGGCGGCTTCTGCCACCGCTGCTGCTACTAGTGCTACTTCTTCTGCTGCTTCTGCTACTACTGCTGCTGCTTCTGTAGCCAGTATAGCAACTTATGCAAGCAATGCGCTGGCAAGCCAAAACGCGGCGTCAACATCTGCTACCAGTGCTGCAGCCTCGGCTACGGCTGCTGCTACAAGTGCCACCAGTGCCGCTGCAAGCGCCACTACAGCCTCTAACTCGGCTTCTACGGCTACTACACAGGCTGCTGCTGCCGTAACCTCAGCCAACTCAGCAGCAACTTCTGCTACTTCTGCTGCTGCCAGTGCTACAACCGCAGCCGCATCAGTAGCAAGTATTGCTACATATGCATCTAATGCTTTAACTAGTCAAAATGCTGCCGCTACTTCGGCTACTTCTGCTGCAGCGTCTGCTACAGCAGCAGCCACTAGTGCTAGCAGTGCAGCCACAAGCGCAACTTCTGCTGCTGCCTCTGCTACCGCTATAGCAGGTTCTACTTCTGCTGCTGCTACTTCAGCCTCAAGTTCTGCTACAAGTGCTACAGCAGCCGCTACAAGCGCAACTAGTGCGGCAGCCAGTGCAACCGCTGCATCTACATCAGCAACCTCTGCAAACGTTTCTGCAACTGCTGCTAGTACCTCTGCTTCTTCAGCACTGACTAGTCAAACCGCTGCTGCTACTTCTGCTACTTCGGCTGCAGCCTCAGCAACAGCCGCCGCTACTAGTGCTACTAGTGCAGCAGCCAGTGCTACAGCAGCAGCAACTAGTGCTACATCTGCAGCAACTAGCGCATCATCTGCTGCTACAACTTATACGACATATGATGCTAGGTATCTGGGTTCTAAGTCTTCTGCTCCTACTGTTGACAATCTAGGTGGAACACTGCTTGTTGGTGCTACATACTGGAACTCATCACTTAATACTATGTATGCTTGGACTGGTTCTGCTTGGTCAGCAATTTCAACATACACTGCATATACAGCACCTACTCTTGGTAGTACACCTATTGCTTCTGGTACTACTTATGCCAACGTAAATGGCTTGACTATTAATTTAACTACTATTCCTACATCTAAAACATTAGTAGTAACTACAGATAAACTATCTGTTCATGCTGCTACAACTTCGGCAGAACTTGCTGGAGTTATATCTGATGAGACTGGCAGCGGTGCATTAGTATTTGGAACAGCACCAACTATTTCAAACCTTACCCTTACAGGTACACTAACAGCGGGTGCTTCATCTGGCACTAATGGTCAATACTTGCAATCAACAGCAACTGGTACCCAATGGGCAACTGTTGCTGGTTACTCTGCTCCTACACTAGGTTCAACATCTATTGGCTCGGGTGCAACTGTAACAACAATTGCTGGTCTAACTCTGACAGCACCAATATTAACTGGAACAGTAACTGCATCAGGAGATATTACATTATCTGCTTCTGGTGCATTTGGAAGTATTAAAGATTTTCAAACGCTCAATCTCATGGGCGCTCTCTAAGAAAGAAAGGTAGTAACTAATGGCTACAACAACCACGGCGCTTGCTCGTAGAGCAGCACCAACATCCAGTACAACCCTATACACAGTGCCAACAACAACAACTATAACTGTTGTTTCAAACATTGTGCTATCTAACGCAGCAACCTCTGCTTCAACAGCAACCATTGCTTTTGATGGCGTAACGATTGTGCCTGCAGTATCTATCCCTGCTAACTCTGTAGTTGGCTTTGATATGAAGCAGGTTATACCTGCCAACGCAACACCTAAGATTATTACTGGGTTTGCATCTACAACTGCTGTGTCTATTCACATCAGTGGAGTGGAGATTTCATAATGGCATTTAATCAATTTCCTGGTTCTGCTGCTGGTATTCCTAGCGGTCCAACCGCTAACCGCCCAACGGAAGTTACTGGCGCTACTTTTTACAATTCAACATTAGGTTATTTGGAAATGTATAGTGGTACGCAATGGTTACCAGTTAGTGCAGCCCCTGGTTCACCTACTGTAACAACATCATATACTGCAACAAATCAAGCATATAACAATGCTTCTGCTACTGTAGTTACAACTCCCAATACGGCATTATGTGGACCAGCAACAAGTTTTGTTTATACTTCTTCTCCTGCTGGGTTTTCAACAACTACTTCTGCTACTAGCGCTACTTTTAGTGGGTTGCAATCAGCAACTGCTTACACATGGACAGTTAATGCCGTCAACCCTTTTGGTACTGCAACAGCAACTGCTGCTCCATTAACAGTGACTACTGTTCCACAAGCAATAAGTTCTGTTACTGCAACTGCTGGAATTCTCTCAGCATCGCTTTCGTGGTCAGCGCCAGCAACTGGTGGTTCTGCAATTACACAGTATTCAGTAGTAAGTTCTCCTATAACTACTACTCAAACAACAACAGGAACTACTCTTACTTTTACAGGGTTAACATTTGGAACTTCTTACACATTTACAGTTACAACAGTAAATGCTAACGGAAACTCATTATCAACGACATCTAATTCAATTACTGCATTAGCGGCAAGTATTGATATTTTAGCAGTTGGCGGTGGCGGTAGTGGTGGAGGTAACTCCACACTAAACTATGAAGGTGGTGGTTCAGGTGGTGCTGGCGGTGGTGCAACATTAACAAGTAATTTTACCGTAGCAATACAAGGATACGCTATTGTTGTTGGCGGTGGCGGTGCTGCAATTACAAGCAAGACAAACGGAACTGCTGGAACATCATCAAGTTTTAATACCTCAACTACTGTTGGTGCTGCTGGTGGTGCTGGCACTATTGGCAATGGTGGTGCCGATGGGCTAACTGGTCCTGCTGGAGGCACAAACGGAACTGGTCTTGGAAGCGGTGGTAGTGGTGGTTCATATAACGGCTCACCAAGTGGTGGTGCTGCTGGTAGTGCTGGTTACACATGGTCTGCTGGAAACGGAACTACATACGGCGGTGGCGGTGGTGGTGGTCGTGGTAACAATACAACTTCCTCAACTATCGCAGGCGGCTCAGGTGGTGGTGGAAATGGCGGCGGTGCAACTACTGGTACAGGTAGTGCAAGTGCTGGTACTGCTGGTCTTGGCGGTGGTGGCGGTGGTCACGGCGCACAAAACAGTTCTTTCAGCGTTAACGGTGGCGGTTCTGGCGTTGTTATTGTTCGTTATCCTACTAGTGGCTTGACAGCAACTGGTGGCACAACTTCAACTGCTGGTGGATACACATATCATACATTTACATCTAATGGTACTTGGACAAGGACTGCATAATGGCACACTGGGCAGAAATAGATAATAATAATAAAGTTATTCGAGTAACCGTTGGTGATAACAATGCTCCAGAAGGAGACAAAGGTTATCAATGGTTAGTAGACAATCTTGGCGGAACATGGATAGAGTGTGACCCACATACTTATGGTGGTAAAAGTTTAGCAGAGGCTAAACAACTTAGAAAAAATTATCCTGGACCAGGTTACACATACGATGCAACTAATGATGCATTTTATGAACCACAAACTTTTCCTTCTTGGATTTTAAACCAAGAAACATTTATATGGGAACCCCCAACGCCTAAGCCAACAGAAGAAGGTAAATGGGTTTGGGATGAATCTCAAATAAAATGGATTGATTTAACTAAATAATACTTACCCCTGAGTATGGGTTTAAACTGCTTATTATTATTTTTCTACCTTAAAGGAGTACCGTGTCAGGTCGTGATATTACCGAAGGTCGCGCAACGCGAGCCATTGCCATAGACCTTTCTGTTGGTACAGGAAACATCTGGCAAAATACAGGTGTTCAGTATGACTTTGCAATTGGTGGTGTGCCATTCCTTGCTGCTATTACAGACAAAGACCCATACATCCGTTCAACTGCACAGTTCCGTAAGAATCAATTTGACTCACTGCGTGACCCAGGTGAGCAATCACTTTCTACATGGTGGTTACGCAGTCAATCTTCTTTTCATACTGGTGCTGGTGTTAATTTTTATGACCCATTTGCCAATCCTTATAGCCCTACTTTAGGGTCTAACTCATATCGCTATCATAAATCTTTAGGCGTTGAAGTAATGGATGAAGAGGGTCAAGTTACATTACTCCGTAGACCAACACAAACTCAAACAACTACTACCGCTGCTGAAATGTTTTCAGTTCAGGTATCTGGTGCAGATAAAATTGTTTATCTAGATAACAATGCTGTTAAAATTACTGATGGTTCTACTAGTGCGCCAACTACGTTGGCTAGTAGCAGTGCTATTTATGCTATGACCGTTACTGGTGTTAACGCTTATTATGTTACTGCTGGTAACGTAGTATCTGTACCTCTTGCTGGTGGTTCTACTTCTGCTGTACGTACAATTGTATCTGGACCTACAACTGCAAAAATTGCATACGTTAAAGAACGTCTTATAGTAGGACTTGATAATAAGATTTATGAACTTGCACTTAATGGTAGCGGTGTGTTGCCTACCCCGCTGTATACGCATTCAGATACTAACTGGCGTTGGACTGGTATAGCCGAAGGTGCTAATGCTATTTATGCATCTGGTTATGTAGGAACTAAATCATCTATTGTTAAGTTTACTCTTGATGCAACTGGTGCTTTACCTACATTAACATCTGCTATTACTACAGTAGTTGTACCTGCTGGTGAAGTTATTCATAACATTTATGTACACCTTATGTCTTACATAGTTATTGCTACTAATAAAGGCGTACGTATGGGTGTCATTGATGGCAATGGCAACGTAACATACGGTGCTTTAATGATTAGAACTACCTATCCCATTCGCGGCATAGCCGCACATGATGGTTATATTTATTGTGCTGGTTCTTTTGATGATATAGATGCAGGTGAAAATTATCCTGGACTTTACATCATTAACTTAGGCAGTGAAATATCTGCTGGTGCTTTGCAATATGCATATAGTACATTTGTTTACGCAGAAAATATTGACCAAGGTTCTGCTATTAGTGTATGCCATTTAGGTAATCTAGACCAAGTAGCCTTTACTGTTGGTGCTTTAACTAAAACTGTAGGTCAAACCGCTACTAGTTTATGGGTTCAATCTGCTACTGAGTTGTATCCATCTGGATATATTGAGACAGGTTATATTAGATACAACACACTAGAACCAAAAAACTTTAAACGTATTGTAGGACGCGGTGACTTTACTAAAGGGTCTATGACTATTCTTACCCGCGATACTAGCAATACTCTTTACGATATGGTTTCGTATGATTCAGTAATTGGTAATCCAGAAATTACAATTACTCAGCCAGCAGGTGCACAAGATGCACTAAGTTTACGATTTGGTTTATACCGAGATGCTGCAGATGCTACTGCTGGTCCTGTATTTAAAGGCTACCAATTAAAAGCAGTACCTGCCTCACCTCGTACTAGAATAATTAAGATTCCATTGCTTTGTTATGATGTTGATACTGATAAGTACAACTCATCAATTGGATATGAAGGTTATGCTATAGAAAAACTAGCAGCCTTAGAAAATATTGAAGCATTAGGTGATGTTGTTTCATGGCAAGACTTTCGTACGGGTGAACTAGCCCAAGCATTAATTGAAGAAGTGGTGTTTACAGATGTAACTCCACCCGATAAGAAACTTACGGGCTTTGGCGGTATTGTTTCTCTTACAATCAGAACGGTATAACTTGCAATGTCTCCCGATTTAGCCACTGTTGTTTACTCATACTTCTTTGTTACCGCAGCATTATTTGCTGGTATTGCAATGATAGCCAAACATACAATACAAAAACATACAGAAGAACTTAAAGACCAGTTAACTAAAATTAATTACGCTCTTTACAACGATGGCAAGACTGGATTGATTAACAAAGTAGACCAATTAATAGAGAATCAACAACAGATTAAAATTGATGTAGAAGTAATGAAAGCAAGGGCGGAAGCGTAATGGCAACAGCAGAGGACTTAGTGGCAGTAGCCACAAAAGAAATTGGTACAGTTGAAACAGGCAATAACATTACAAAGTATGGTGAGTTTACCAAACATAATGGACAACCATGGTGTGGTTCATTTGTTATGTGGTGTGCTGCACAGATAAAGCAACAAATGCCTAACGTAGTTTATACACCGTCAGGTGTAGCAGGATTTCAAGGTATAGGTTCATGGGCAAATGCAGCAACAGCCAAGCCTAAGGCTGGCGATATAGTTTTCTTTGACTTTGTAGAAGGCGGTGCTCCAGTTGAGCACGTTGGTATTGTAGTTAAAGATAATCTTGATGGGACAGTTACTACCATTGAGGGCAATACATCATCAGAGCATAAGACTAAAGGGTCTCAGGCAAATGGTGGAGAAGTAGCACAGCGCATCCGCGCTTACAGAAAAGACAACAAACGCAAACTCACAGCATTTATTGTTGGGTTTGGCACACCGAAATGGAGCAAGTAATGAACATCTCACCTAAGGTATACACAGTACTCGGTACATATGCACGTGCATTTATCGCTGCCGTTGTAGCCTCATATATGACAGGCAATACAAGCGTTAAGGCTTTGTTTGCTTCTGGTGCTGCTGCAGTTATCCCCGTAATCCTACGTTGGGCTAACCCAGGAGACCAATTCCCAGCCGCTCAGCCAGCAATGAAGAAGGCAGCCGCTGTAGTAGAAGGCACACAAGACCCCCTAGCATAGCCTTTAAAGGGGCTACAAGCCCCCTATAAGACAAGAAGACCCCGCTCTGGTACATTAACCTACCAGGCGGGGTTCTTTTTTTGTCCCTGCTTACCTACGTTTAACTGTTTTTTTTGCTGTTTTTTTCTTGCGGACTGGTTTGTTTTGTTCTACTTCAAACACATACTCATCCCACTCATCTTCAAATTGACTTACCGCTTTATGAAAACGGCGATGATGAATGTATCCTTCTATGTAATCAGTTAGTATTTCAACTGCTTGCAGGACAGTAAAGCCTGCAACAATACCCCATGTAATTGATGCAAATGTACTCATGCTGCTCCTTCTGTTAGTATGGGTAATGGTGTTATGTTAAGTTGTTTACGTAATTTCTTACGTTGTAGTTCTGATGTACCGCCCCACCAACCTAACACTTTGTTATGTAGTGCATAGTCTAGACACTCCGTCTTTACTATACAACTACCACAGGTTTGTTTAAGTAAAGTGTCTTCAGGAAAATTACTATGACCATCTTTTGTAAAGAACATCTCTACATCTATACCTATACAGTTTGCTTCGGTTGTGAAGTTATACATTATCTTCCTTTGTCAGTTGTATAGAACCCGCTGCCCTTGAATTGTATTCCAGGACTGTTCCAGATTCTAGTCATTGTATTACCACAGGTAGTGCATCCTGTTGCTGTCGTGTCTTCTAACTCCACTACCGTGCTACAAGTCTCGCATTTGAAGTCATAATATGGCATTCTTTATATCCTATGTATCTCTTGGCATATGTGCCCGTAGTGTTTATCACAATCACAGAAGTCATAGGTTGAAGTTACTGGGTTTTCTTCATCAACCATATCTAGTTCTTTATAGATAGCGTCAATGTTTCTACCTAAGTCATCAACCATAGTAACAAGTAATTGAACCATCTGTCCTAGTTCTTTTAGTCTTTGCTCATACACAATCGTCTCCGTCCATGCCATCTATTTCTGTAGGTGCTGTTGTAATTGTGCCACAATCTTTACATTTTTGAGTAAGGTCATACCAGCCTACTGCTCTGGTATCTTCATCCCACATTACTGTAATCTCAAACATAAGACAACCGCAAATGCAAGCAAAAGTAGGCACACCTCTTAGGTCATCCATTATCTACATATCCAACAATAATATGGAGTGCGTATTTCTTTTTCTGGTATTTTATATACACGGCTACAATGTACACATGTAACTTCTATTTCTTTACTCATGGTGTGTTATTCCAAAAGAACTTATAGTATTCAATATCAAGCGCAAAGCGTTTCATATGTTTAACTGTTGCACCTGTGTGTGTATATAGTGGTACACCAGCCTTACTCATGAGACGGAAAAAATTAATGTCTTCTGATACAAACTGTTCACCTACTCCTGTTTCATTGAAGTAGGTTGTTGCTCCATGCACCTTACGCATTTGCGTTACTGCGTTGCGGTGCATAAGCACAAAGCCAAAGCCTGCACAATTAACTCTAATGAGTGCGTTGGCAGGGAGCGGGTGCACGTATTGAATCTTATAATCATCTCCTTCAACCCAATTAAATACCGCAGGGTATGGAGCCATAAGACTGCGTTCATTTTCTTTAGAGATAAAGTATGTACCTGTAACTACAGGACGTTCATCTTTATCTGCCGCATTCCATACAAGTTGTAATGCTTCTTTAGTCATTTCAATATCACTATCAACCCACAGCATCCAGTCATAGTCTGTCTTGTCATACCAATGTTCAAGGGCTGTCTGACGTTGTCGTCCTATTTGATTACCTTGTACACGCATGGCTGAGTGGATAGGTATAGCACCAGTGATAAGACTATAAACAATACCTTCAGTAAACTTGCCATCTACTAGCCCGTTATCACACCAGCCTAGAAGTATTTTGTCATCACTCTTCGGTGATGTCTGCTGTTGCATCTTCTGCGCTATCTGTTCCTTTGTCTGTGGTTGGTTCTTCTTGATTGTCTTTGTCATTGTATGAGTGCCATCCGCCTAGGTGTTTGATTAATGAATTGATTGCTCGTTGTACTTTCATACGTGCCCCATCGGGGGTGCTATCCATATCTTTGGCTAATGTATTCCAGTCTGGTGAGTCAACACTAAAGCGCAGACGTAATATATTTTGCTTATTTTCGGATAGTTTATAGAATCCTGATGCAATGTCTGAGCGTAAAGATAACCAATTCATTCCATCGCTAACATTAAGATTCTTAACAGAGTTGCCTAAGTCCTTAAGACTGGCAGGCATCTCATATGATTCAGATATAATTGAAGGTAGAAATGTTTCTATAACTGATGCGTCATAGTAATACAAGTCTGATGTGTCATACCCAATCTTCTTAGATTTTTCATACTCGCAGTGTTTAAGTGCTGCGTTACGTAAAGACTTGGCTATTAATTTATCCATGTCTTTCTTGGGTAATGCTGACCACTCCTTATACTTACGAGGATGTGCAACAAACCACACCCATAACTCTTGGGCAATATCATCTTGGTCTATCATGCTGTATTTACGAGCATACTCAGCAGCAAGAGTCTTTACCATGTCGTTGTATTCGGAGATGTAGTTAATCATTAGAAGTTAATTACCCCGTTAATGATTGGTACTGCATGTGGTGTAACTACACCTTTGTCTTGAATAAGAATACCAATACCTTGTTGCCAGTTAGCGTTACCAGATGTTAGGTAACTAGCCTGTGACATATCCATCATGTGTCCTACTTCAAGACCAAACAATGTATGTGTCTTGCCGTAGAATCCACGGGTCTCATGTTGTAAACCAGTGCGGTGTGTGTGTCCACACACTACTGATTTGCCTAAAGATTTAGCAAGGTTTAATGCTGTAGCACCAGGGGCACGGTTAAGCGAACCTTCATCACCATGTGCCATTACCCAACCAGGTAGTAGTTCATGCATCTTATGTAAGTAAGTAATATCTAATGCTTCATAACCTAATAATGTTTCTATCTCTAATGATTTAAGAGATGAGAATGCAGGTGCATACTTACGCATGTATGTATCAATGCGGTCAGTATGATTACTGCGTTGAATATAAAATGGTTTCTTTTTTCCTAGTGCATTACGATACTCAGACATAATTTCATTTGTTAAATCAATGCCTGTTTGTAGAGTACCTGCGTACTCTCCTGCCATTCCTTTGTTCCAACGACTTGGTTCTGGTGCGTCTAGTTCATCACCAACGCACCACAATTCATCAGGCTTGTAAGCCTTAATGAAATCAAGTGTTGCGTCTACCGCACGGTTGTCTTGGTACGGAATTTGTAAGTCACTGAGGACTACTATCCGTCTGCTTCGCTGCGCCATTAGGTACGCCTTCCCACTGTCCACGTTGGACTAGTAGTGCGATTATGGCATAGTTTGCAAGGTCAACTAGTGTATCTTCTATTGATTCGTACTTGGGCGTGTCGCCTGTATTTATAAGGTTATTAAGTCTGGCTAATTTGTCATACATGCGGACTTGTAGCCCATTCATGGCACCACCTGGTGCTCCTGCTATGTTCATTGGACCATAGTCTTCATGTTTTTTGTATAAAATTGTAAGTAGTTCTATTGTAATTGCTTTAGCATCTTCAAGGTTTTTCATTAAGTATTCCTTTCAAGTGTTTGTCAAAGTCTTTCATGGCTTCTTCTACTGCAAACTGTTCCCATAGTTCATCAGCCTTATCGTAGCGTGAGGCTACAAGGATTGATGCCATGGCAATAATAAGTTTCTTTCCTTCTTTTACATCTTCTTCTACTGTTTCATATATATCTCGGAGTACCTGTATCACATCCATCATGCGTGTCTCCGACACTGGTATGCCTACAGTAAAGTCTAAGTGTTCTGTGTGTTCCCAGAAACTACTGTCCAATGGTAATGCATTCTCTGATTCGCTCATCTATCCATCTGCTCCCTTCCTTAGTCATCATACTGTTTACATCTTCACCGTCAGGCATGCTAATGATATTAACATTGCCTAACTCTCGGCTAACTTTCTTACCGAACTCTAGTCCTGCTGCATCACCATCTGCTAATACAATTACAATTTCAAAGTCATCAAGTATTTTATTATAGTGTGGTTTCCAATTGTTAGCACCAGGAATACCAATGGTTGGATGAAGAGTTTTAACTGACATCATAATACAATCAAATTCACCTTCGGTGACACAGATATATTTATCTGCAACAAAACAAGCCTGTGTATTAAACATAGTTGTTTTGCTGCCTACTAATCCTAGATACTTAGGGTCTTCGCCATGCATACCACGAAATCTAATATCAACTACACCTGATGGTGTTATGTATGGTATTGCAAGTCTACCTTTGTATGCTTCATGCCCTGGAACTGGGTCTACGACTACCCCCAGATGAAAGATGCGTGCTTCTTCTACCAACAGACTTCGGTTTAAAAGATACTCGCTCGCTACTTCTATGCTTGCTGCGTATCTCTGTGTTGCCTGTAGTAAGAACTGACGTTGCGAACTTGACAGCCTCACGATAGTCTCCCCCTTCTTTGTACATAATTAAACTAAACGTATCACCTTTAACACCACAACCATGACATATGAAAGCATTCTTATCATAGTTTACTGCTGCACTTGCATGACTATCACTATGAAATGGACACTTCATCTTGCGCCATCCGCTACCTACTGCTGGAGTATTTGCTCCAATGAACTGTAGATATTCTTCAATGCTTGGCTTGTCCATCTGTATGTCCACCAATCAATGCTCGTTGTAGTAAATCTACATATACATGACCAGGCATAGTGCAATACCAATCGGCTGGACTTCCCCTACCCACCCGCTTGTGCCACACTACACCTGTCCATGCATTATCGTTAGCCATTTCAACTAACAATTCTTCTACCCATCCAGCCAAGTTCATCTTGGCGTGGTTTTTAATTTCTATTGTAACTCCAGGTATACCTGAGATGTCACCTTTATCTAATGTTGCACCAGCCAATCGCCTATCAACATAAGGAAACCATTCTTTAAGATACTTAACTACATCTCGTTCGGCTCCTGAGCCTTTGGCTTTGGCTGCGCTACTCATTCTTCTGGTGCTTCTTTAACTTCAGATACTTGCCAGTTACCTTTAACCATTTTGTTTGCACGTTCTGTTGCAATATCTAATGATGATGCTCGAATAATTTTTTCTTTATGTTGCTCTAATGTAACTCTATACTTAGGCATTATACCTTCATCTCTACTTGTTGGTAATCACGGACTACATCTTCTAGGTACATAGATGCTGGGTCGAATGATAGTTGTACGTAAGTATTACCAGTGAAGTCAGCCTTGCCATAACGATTCTTTACTGGTGCTACGCATAAGTATGCATCTTGTCCTTGCATCAATTGCCCTACTGTTAATACCATTGCTGGTATCTGACTAACCATACCTTGTAATGCTGAACGTGGTTGACAAGGAAATCCTTGTGAACCTTCTTTGGTATGGTGTAGTACAAGCACACATGCATTGGTATCTCTTGCAAGATACTTTAGTTCTTTCATAACAGAACGCATGCCTGCAAATTCTTCTTGCCCATCAGTTGCAATATCCATTAGGTTATCTACAACTATAAGCGTAGGGCTTCTGCCCCACATAGTTTCAAACGCTGACACTTCATCTGCTAAGTCAGCAAGTGAAGGGCTAGGTTCGAATGACCAATACAAATTACCAAACTCTTTGAGTAAGTTTTCTGCATATGCTGTATTAGTCTTGAGCATATGTTCTGCTGCTGACTGTGTTATCTTGGCTTTCATAGCAAGCAAACGCATTGCCATTGTATGTGCATTAGTATCAGCAGAAAAATATAATGTTGGTTGTTTTAATCTTGCTGCTATATGTAATGCAATACTAGACTTACCTGCGCCTGGAGTACCTGCTATGACGGATACTTCTGCTCTACGCAGAATCATACCCTCACGTTGGAATGCTTGAAATGGTGGGGCTAACGGCTCCCCACCTACTTCAGGCTTGCCAATACTACGGCGAAGTGTTTTCACTTATGCTTTTGTTTGGTCTGCTACAAATGATGCAAACTCTGGTGAGCCTGCTTTGATATAAATAGTTGTGCACTTACTTGGGTCGCCTTGTTTAGCAGGGCAGAAGTGTCCCTTGTATGGACCAAATTTACCAGTCATACCATAGATGCGTGTCATTGTACCGTGTGGGCATTGACGAGCACCTGCTCCTGGTACTGCTGAGAATACAGATGCTGGTTGCTCACTGATAACAGTGGCACCAAGTTGTGTAGCAAGTGTAGCAATTGCAGGGTTAGGTGGTACTGCTGCATTACTACCACGTACTGCTGTTTCTACTTCTCCGACTGCTTCTACAATCTGGAAGACGTTAGATGTTAGTGCTGTAAATTCATCAGGTGTTTCTGCACGCAGAGTAATCTGTGTACCGCCTGCTGTTTTTAAGTTGATACTGATAGGTGCTTCGGTGCTGCTCATATGTTCTCCTTAATTGGTGTGACTAGTGACTTCTTTGTATCTCTGAAGTTACGTACTTTCATTGCTAGTTCTATACCTTTCCAACCTTGTTTGATGTCAACAAAGTGTAGTTCACATTTGCCACCACCTGCTGGTAAGTGGACAATGATTCCTTTGTCTTGGTTAACATCTCCCCAAGTCGAACGGGTTGCCGTAGCAGGGTCGTACGGCAAGCCGTGCGCGTACACTGCTAACTGCATAGCAATTTTATTTGGGTAGGAAATACTACCAGTTTTTAAGTCAGAGATAAATAACTCGCCTTTGTATCTTACGATACGGTCAGGCGTGCCTGCTATTTTATACTTGTCTAGTACGCAAAACTGTTCTATGTTTATGTTCTCAAAGTTTTTAGTTGCATCTGCGTATGCTTGTATGTCTGCAACATAATCATCTGGTATGACACCGAGGTCTTCACCTCTGTCATACTTTTCTGTCAGTGTATGTATGGCTGTACCTATAGTTGCTTGCTTGGTTGCACCTGCTGCTTCCATTGCATCTTCAACTAACTTGTCCATCTCTAACTTGTTATCTCTGTTTGCTGATGCAGCCAACAGTAAGTCAGGACGTAAGGTTAAACCTGCTGCTGCCATACGTAATTTCCATGCTACTAATGCAGTGCCATCATCTAATGAACCTGCAACTGTAGTAGTACGTGTGTATGGTACTGGCTTACCACCTTTAGGTGGCACAACCATTGGTCTCCCGTATCTGTCTCTTGGTATTTCTAGTTCCGACATGCTTCTCCTTTGTTAGATACTAGACGGGGGTAGGACAAGGAGAGAGCCAAAACCTACCGCCCATCTAGTTGTCCCATCATAGCATAGTTGACGGACTATGCGTTGATGTCATTGCCGCAGTGCGGACAAAGTTTTTCTTTCTTTCTATATGATTCATTACCAATCTCATCTATGTATTGTATGCCGTAATAAACTTTGCATCCATTACGCACACGTGTACTACGTATGATTGCACCTGTCTTGTGCAATACTGATAGCACGCCACTTGCAGTGCCGTGATGTACGTCTGTCTGTTCAGCAAACTCTTTCCAAGTAAGACCATTAGCATTATCTTTTAATAGTGCTAACGCTTTTTGTTGCTTATTATATTCCTTACCTGTACGTAGATTAAATAGAGCACGTTCTTTACTGGTGTCAGTACCTGACCAGCCAGCCGTGCCGTTGTATGGTACGTAGGCTGATGACATTAGTTATCTTCTTCAATGTCAAAGGTTTCAATACCTTCTACTTCCATGTCAGCAGAATAGTTTGACACGTCAGTATTATCTTCAATGATACTTTGAATCTCATCTTCATCTTCTACTTCAACATTGAATGAACCTGTGATAGTAAAGGTTCCTCTGTACTTGGTTGTAAGTTTGTTGCTGCCGATACGTTCGAGTAAGTCATTGACTTCAGGCTTGTTGACTGTCTGTTCACCATTATCCCATTCACCTTCACTAAAGAAATCACGGACAGCATTACGTAAGTCACGGATTTCTTTGCGCTGATTGTCGTTGACTTGTTGGATAGCATCTATTTCCTGTGCTCTCTTTCTGAAATGTAGAACTTCTACTTCAGTGTATGTAATTGCTGATTGTACAGTACCATCTTCGTTACTTGTGTTGATTGTGATTGTGTTCATGTTTCCCTCTCGTTGTTTGTGTGTACTCCGTGTTCGCCACTGGCGGAGCAACCCAGTGAAACGTCCCTTGTATAGTTTAAGGATATAACTATATAAGATGTGCGTATAGCATAAACTACCTGCATCTCGGTTGCCCTTACGCTGGTTCACTATGCTAAATTTATACTGTCAGAATAGACAGTGCTTTGTTCTTAATGCGGTCATTACTACCACTAATGGTAGCCAATGCACGCTTGTCATCTCCACCTGCTGCATAGTAATCAGCATACTCAATGACTGATTGCCATACACCAAAGGCTGTGCCTCTGATGTTCTCTTGTGTAGGTGATTGACTATAGATGTCCCATGCTTTTGCACGTGCATCTACTGCCATAGTTAATTGTTTGCGCTGTCCTTTAGATAGCAGGTCATATGATACACCTTCTACTTCAGGTGGCAATGCCCATACTTTCTTAAAGATACTCATTACTTGTTGCTTATCTACTTCACGCTTAAGCAATTGGTCAGCCATCAATTCATACTCTTCAATAGCCTGATAAGTAATGGTTGTGATGTTACGTATGTCCGACACTGATAACTCAGAGTTGGTTGTGTGTTTCATCTTATACATGAGTGGCTTTTTTATCTTGCCATGTATAAGTTTACCTATTTGATTAGCACAAAAGATACGCTCAATGATAGGTCGTATGATGACTGAACATGAACCATCATGTGATGTCTTGGCTAATAGGTATGCTGCATGTGGGTCATCTGTTACTGTTATACCAGTAGGTAATTCCATAAGCATCCATACATTAGCACCACCATTGTACTCACCTGCTGCACTGTAGCGTGCCTCACCTGATTCAATCAGAGAGTCTAATGCACCAAAGACTTCCATGTTCTGGACAATCTTATACTTGCTACCAACTACACCAATGATGGAGTTGTTGTGGTCTTTGTCTAACTTAAGTACGCCTTGCTTGTTAGGTACTTCATAGTAATCAGTAACAGATTCATAGTTGTTAACTGAACTTTCAACATAGCCTTGCAATGGTACTGTCTTAACTTCCCAGTCAAGTCCAGCCTGTTGCGCTACCTCACGTGCAGATGTACCTTCAACTGCTGTACCGCCACGCTTCCAAGCGTTGCGTCTGTTGTCTACTAGTGCTGTTGTCATTGCTCTCCTTTATGCATATTGTATTTGTCTTGCATGTGCATGCCACCATGTCATTGCCCAATCAAATGACTTATCATTAAACTGATAACACCATTTTTCTTTGTGCAAATAATGGCAACTTTTATCTTCATTACCTGAATAGATAATTACTTTACCACCATACTGATTAATTTCCATCATGATATTATCAGCAGGAATACCAGCATTAAGTAACTTACCAACCCATTGTCTTACTCTATCTTGCTTACATGGTAAGCAAGAACATTTATGTTGTAATGCGTGTTCCATTATAGATACTTGGCTATGGATTTCATAGTAGAAGTATTAACTAATGGCTCATCTGTCATGCGTAGAATGTTAAGTGCATTAGTAATTTCTTCTATTGCATTTTTGTATTCCCAGTCAGCCATGTGAACCCAATCTTTAGTTGGTTCTTCAGGTATTTTAATCTTATCTGTTGGTATATCGTAGTCAATATTTACTACATCTTTCCATGATATTACATTAACTCTCATGTTAATACCTTTAGATAGGTTAGCCAATGCTATTTTTTTAACATCATTTAACCATTTTTCATGCACTACATTATACTTTGCTTCTAATGTAGGTATTGATTCTTTTTCTTTTGTTAATGCAATCAATTTATTATCTAATGCTTTGATTACTTTAGCGGTTGGAACTTTAACTGTTAGTGCTTTAGTCATATTCTCTCTCATCCTTTTCTACGAACATCCAACGCTCGAACTTCAAGCCTGGATATAACTGGCATGCATCTTGTAACAGCCAGATAGCAGTGTCATCATCACTTGCTTCAACTTGTATGTCGCAAGTAACTTTATAGTATGTCTTCATTAGTACCATCCATGTCTTTGTGCATGTGCCCATGCAATTGATGGCTTGCCGTATCTATGTTTGATATACGACAGCCCCCGCGCAACTTGTTGCGGGGCTGGAGTCCCAACTTTTGTGTTAAGAACTTGCGCTACTCCGTAAGCAGTTGACTTTTTATTGGTAGCCTTGTGATTCCAATGACTCTCTTGTGTCCAGAGATTGTCTAATGCTATCCATTCATTATGATTCCATTGTGGATAATCCATTGTCATTAGCCCACGTGCATATACTTTAATGAGGTCAGGTGTCCACTGAATAGGTGGTTCACCCACACATTTAGGTATATACTTATGGTGTGTTATTGCTTTGATTGGTATGTTGATTAAGGTAGTAACTGTAAGTATTATACTAACAGATACTGATATAACTTTCTTAACTGGTTGACGCATTGCTGCTCCTTATCCTTCGTTAAGTTCATCATGCAATCTATCAGGGTCTTCCGATTCGCACTCACATGTATGGATGAAGTTACCACACTGGTCACATGAATCAAAGAACGCTACGTCATCTTCTAATCTTGGTTCACTCATTCTATTGTCTCGCATTCTCTTTTGCATTCACAACAAATGTATTTATCTTTGTAAAAATCTACATCATTATTACAACATGCGCTACCTATTGGTCTACTCATGGCTTACCAACTAGCCTGATACTCAAAAAATGCATCTTCAACAGACTCATCTATAATCTTACTTAATGTAGTAACTGTTTCTTCTACATCTTTCCAATACCATTCATCTATTTCAGTGCTACCAAAGAAGAATCCTGATGCTGGTGGTAGCATTTCTTGTGCAAAGTCTGCTGTTTTAACTTCTAATACAGCAACACAAGTATCTCTTAGTTTAATCAAGTCTTCCTTGCGTAGTTCTATTGGTGTGCAATCATCTACTGCATTAACATGATTGATAATCCAACTATGAATAGCGTTAGCCTTGCGCCAGTATGCTACTTCATGTACTTGTTTCTCATACAACCACATGTCTAGTCCCATGTTACTCTCCTTTATCCTCTTCAATTGATTTGTTTATATCATTAACTGTAGGTTCAGGCTTGTCTGTTACTACTTCGATAGATACTTGCTTGATGAATTGCTTGGTCATACCTACCCAATCAATGCCATACTCTGCACTTAATCTATCCCATGCTGCTTTCTCTACGTCCCGTGTGTCTGGACTATAGACTGTTTCAATAGTGGTGACCATAATAAAATGGTCAGCCATAAATAGAACGTCACACATTATGCTTGGTGCGGTCATTGCTTACTCCACTTCTACCCATGCTGCGGCTACCCGCAGTAGGTTATCGTAGTCTCCTGACATAGACTCTCTCATGTATTGATTGACTTCATCTTCGTTAGCACCTGCATCTTTTAATGCAGAACTTACTCGTCCCATTATGGCAAAGGCGTTGCCGTCTTGCCCTACTAATGGAACTATAACATTATACTTAGACATAACATTCTCTCCTTAGAATGGACGTGGACTATGGTAGTTATTGCAGTGGTCTGTCTTCATACGTAGACGCTGACGAATCATTCTGTTTTCGTGCAGCAATCCGCGATTAGCATACGCTGTGATTAGAACTAGAATTGTACTGACTGCGAGAGCCAGAGTTGCTATTGCTATATCTATGATTGATATGTACATGATTGCTTCTCCCTTTTGTATTTGTAGATGGACTTGCAGTTTTCCGTAGAGGTTACGATATATCCTAACATAAAAAAAATAGGGAGATGAGGGTTTCCCCCCACCTCCCTACTGTTTTAGTTATGTACTTCGAATACTTCCAACTGAATAGATGGCTTGTTACGGTCAGCCTCAGCCACGTTAGAACGGCGGTCAAAGCGTGTAACTAAACGACCTTTCAGAGTTACGAGCATTGTCTCCTCGCTACCCTGACGTGCTGTATCTAAGTTTGTTAGGTCAGTTACTACGTCTCCGTCTAACCCAACGATGTTGATTCCTGCTACGAATACAGGACGGTCTGCTGTTCCGTCTGAAAGACGGGATGTATCACGTTGACTTAACCAACCAGTCACTAGGGTTCCTTTTGAACCACTATATGTCTTGATGTTCTTAAGTGTTCCTGTGATAGTTACTTCATTTACTAGGTTCATTACTCTCTCTTTTCTATTTAGTGGAAGGTAGCCCTGCCGTAGGCAACAGGGCTACCTGTAACTTATACTGTTATCTTACATTACTTTCTAGTGGTAGGTCACATGATTGACAATCATTATATAACTTGGGAGTGAGTATATGGCACCATTGGCACTCTGTTTCACGTGCCAACTGTGTCTCGTCATCTAACTCCCATAGGTTGTCAAGTTCCCCACCGTCTGTAATAAATACCGTTGGGTCTGTGTACTCATGACGGTATTTAATGCCTGTGATATTGCCTTGCTTATCACGTTGTATGTAACTCACGGTCTCTGATTCTGTCCAATCATGACCTGAAGGCTCTGGTCGGTTTATGACCCAGAGCCGAGGGTATTGCATTGAGCCTTCATCTACTAACTCATGCGCTAGGTTAGACACTCTTGCTTCGCTGACTTCCAAGCACTCGTCACACGTAGTGTCGAGGGCGAGGCAAGTAGCGCAAGAGGTAGCGATTGATAGGTTATCTTGTGTATAATCGTACATTGTTTTACTCTCCTTGTTTTTAAGTAGTTCAACAGCACATACTGTCGGGATACCGCGACATCCCGCTGTCACTCTTGCCCTGTCTGGCGAAAAGCCAGACGTAAGGGCGACAATCGGCTGATGCCGATTTGACAGCGCGGTGTAAGGTTCAGCACGCTTGCGAGCAGCCGTTAAGCCGAGCCAGAGCGAGGTAGGCTGTGAGTGTAGGCTCGAACAGAAACTGGCGATAGCCAGTGAGAGCCGTGGCGTGCGTCCGACTGTGTGTGGTGTGAGGTGAGCGTATTGCGTGGAGGGGCTGTGCACCGTAACGCTTGGAGCGAACACACCGTCTCTGGCGCAGTCCTGATTAGCCTGAGTCCATGACGAAGGCTGGACTGACAGACAGAGAAATCAGTAAAGCATTTGTCGGCAGACTGCGGGTTTGCATGCAATGCAATAGAGCGGCGCAGCCCTACCGTCAGGTAGAAATATATTTATTTAGTAACAGGAATATACAGTGCCCCCTAGCCGAAGGCTGGGCAGACTGTATTGTGACAGACAGGTCACACTATACATGTAGGGACAGTCTATCTGTCTGAACAGACAGTTTGACCCCCTATATGTTAATAACTGTTAGTAATATCTATTGTATCTCTACCTACATATTTCTGTCAGTATAGTGACTAGGGGGTAGATACTTATATGTTTCTATTAAGTAATAAAATTTTTACCACAGAATAGTTCGTTTAGGTACTTTGAACGGATTAAGTATATATGTACAGTAAAATATACTCAGAAGCCTTTTTAGAGTCTTCTTCGTACTGTGACAAACTGTAGTACAGATGTCTGTCTATATGGCGGGTAAAGTCTGTCTAAAAGTTGGGACACGCAATGGCTGGGTTTAAGAGTGGGGACGAGCACTTCAAGGTTAAGGGTCTAGCCCAAGCCAAAGAGCAAGTACTTGAAGCGGTAAAGAGTGGGGTAAGCATCCCCGCCGCAATGGCATTAGTAGGCAAAAAAGCGGATACGGTTCGTCAGTGGATGACCCGTGACCCTGAGTTTGCCTCCAAGTTAGAAGCCGCGAAGGATGAGGGACAAAAGCAATCCTTTGACGCTATGGGTGTGGAGAAAGAGTCCATGCCCTTTAAAGATTTTTCAAAAGCATTTTTAGACCAGACAGTCTTCCCCCATCATCAAGATTGGGTAGACCTACTGGAAGGGCGCGAACCGTCATGGTTGCATCCGTCTATGAAGTACGAGCCTGGAGAGAACAATCGCCTGTTGGTCAATGTACCACCTGAGCATGCTAAGAGTACGGTTATCACCGTAAACTATTCTACTTACAGAATCGCCCTTAACCCGAACATCCGTATCATTGTAGTTTCTAAAACAATTACAAAAGCGAGAGAGTTCGTCTACGCAATCAAGCAACGCTTGTCACATCCCCGCTGGCTCAAATTACAGACCGCTTATGGTCCTGAGGGCGGTTGGAAACAGGACGCGGATACTTGGCGTACCGATACGGTATATCTTGGGGGCGAGGCTCGTAACTCTTCTGAGAAAGACCCTACCATCCAAGCACTAGGTATGGGTGGTCAGATTTACGGAGCACGTGCTGACCTGATTATTCTTGACGACTGTATTACTACTGCTAATGCCCATGAGTGGGAAAAGCAGATGGACTGGTTACAAAAAGAAGTTATTACCCGTTTGGGTAAGAATGGTAAGTTGCTAGTGGTGGGGACCCGAATTGCGGCTAATGACCTTTATAAAGAACTTCGTAATCCTAAGCATTGGTCTGGTGGTCGCACCCCCTTTACTTATATGGGGATGCCTGCGGTACTGGAGTATGCAGAGAAAAAAGAAGATTGGCTTACACTTTGGAAAGAGTCAGATGTCCCGTGGGATGGGGACGATGATACTCCTCAGGAGAATGGCTACTACCCCAAATGGGACGGCGCAGCATTATCAAGAAGACGAAGTGAAGTTACACCCTCAACATGGGCACTCGTCTATCAACAAGAAGACATTCAAGAAGACTCCATCTTCCCACCATTACTGGTACAAGGAAGCACTAACGGGGCACGCAAGAGAGGTGCGCTACGGTCAGGAGTCGTGGGACACCCACAACAAGTAGAACCTCATACTGTTGTTGGTTTTGACCCTGCTATGACGGGTAACGCTGCATTTGTTGTAGCAACCTATAACCGTGCAGACGGAAAGATTTATGTAGTTGATTGTATCAACATGATAGAACCAACACCTCAAAAAATTAGAGCACAAATTGAGGAACTTGTAAACAAGTATAAACCTCAAGAGTTTAGAGTTGAAATTAACGCTCACCAGAAAGCATATGCCTTAGATGACGAACTACGAAACTGGCTTGCTGCACACGGCGTACGGCTTGATGCTCACTTTACAGGCAAGAACAAATGGGACACCTCCTTCGGAGTTGCGTCCATGTCAACCCTCTTTGGTACAGAGCGCGAAGGAAAATTTCAAAACAATAACATTATTGAACTCCCCTCATCAGAGGGTAGTGAAGGAATCAAAGCCTTAACTCAACAACTATTAACATGGAAGCCAGAGACTAAAGGTAAGACAGATACAGTTATGGCATTATGGTTTGCGGTTATTCGCATCCGTGAGTTAATGCAAGCAAGTAGCAATTCAGCAAAGTACGCAAGTAATCGCTGGGCTACACGTTCTCAGATGGAACGTAGAGGTTCAGTTAATTTAGATGAAGCCTTCCACGAACAGTGGCAAGATATATACGGATAGGAAAACAAATGCCTTGGAGAAATGACGCTACACCTCGTAATACAATGAAAGTAAATTCTACTAAATCTGCAAACCTTGACGGCAAGGCTGGAGTCCTACACGGTGCCCACATGGGTGGACATTCTGATGTTGCTAATATGCAAACAAAAATGACAGTTCCAGGTATTAAAAAGTTTAATCCTGACCAAAAATTATCTAACAATCCTCAGGGTCTCAAGAAGACTAATATGGATAAGCCAAAGAAGTAATTTAACTTTTAGATAGGACAACATATGCTAACAATGGACCAGATTGGCGCACGCGTGCAAACGCTACGCTATCGCGCCCATGGTCGTGACCAACGCAATGGTGATGTCCAAATGGTACGTCAGGGAAAAATTTCACAAGTTTACCCTAACTTCTTTCCAGATGGTATTGACCAGAACGTAGTTGCTAACTTTATTGATATTGTTGCCCGTGACTTAGCAGAAGTAATTGCACCACTTCCTGCGGTTAACTGTTCAGCAGTTAATCAAACATCAGACCGTGCTCGTACATTTGCTGACAAACGTACTCGCATTGCGTCTAACTACTTCCGCCTTTCTGATTTGCAAGTACAGATGTACAACGGTGCAGACATGTACATCACCTATGGTTTCCTCCCGTTCATTATTGAATTGGATGAAGAAGAGCAACAACCTCGCATCCGCTTAGAAAATCCTGTCGGGGCTTATCCCGAATTTGACCGCTATGGACGCTGCGTTGCTTTTGCTAAACGATACTCTATGACTCTTGGTGAGTTAGTATCTCAGTTCCCTGAACATGAGATGGCTCTACTTGGTAAGATGGGGTATAAGCAAGAACTAAATGGCATGGTTGAAATGATTCGTTATTACGATAAAGACCAATCAGTGCTTTATTTACCATCACGTAACAACATGCTGCTTTCACAAGCAGTTAATCCTCTAGGCAAGATGAACGTAATCATTGCTAGACGACCAGGACCTGATGGTGAATTACGTGGACAGTTTGATGATGTACTTGGTATTCAGTTGCTTCGCAACAGATTTGCATTACTTGCAATGGAAGCAGCAGAGAAATCAGTACAGTCACCAATTGTTTTACCACAAGACGTACAAGAACTTCAACTTGGTGGAGATGCTGTTATCCGCACATCCAACCCTGCTGGCGTACGCCGCGTTGAACTATCACTACCACAAGGTGCATTCACTGAGTCTACACTTCTTAATGAAGAACTACGTGTTGGTGCTCGTTATCCTGAATCTCGAACAGGTAACGTAAATGCAAGTGTTGTCACTGGACAGGGTGTACAAGCACTACTTGGAGCATTTGATACTCAAATCAAATCTGCACAGGCTATCTTCCAAACTGCACTACGTGATGTTATTTCTTTTTGCTTTGAAACAGATGAGAAATTATTTAACGTAGAAAAAACTATTCGTGGAACCGATGCTGGTTCTCCATATCAAATTACTTATTTACCGTCTAAAGACATCAAGGGTGATTACTCTGCTGATGTACGTTACGGTATGCTGGCTGGATTAAACCCAGCGCAGGGACTTATCTTTATGCTACAAGCATTAGGTGGCGGTCTTATATCTAAAGATATGGCTATGCGTGAATTACCATTCAATGTTAACGTAACGCTAGAACAAGAAAAAATTGAAATTGAAAAAATGCGTGATTCCCTATTGGGTTCACTTGCAGCATATACACAAGCAATTCCACAAATGGCAACACAAGGACAGGACCCATCAGACATTGTTCGCAAAATAGCAGATGTTATTTCATTGCGACAAAAAGGAAAGACGATAGAAGACTCAATTCAAGAAGTCTTCACACCTAAGAATCCTCCTGCTGGCGCAACACCTACAGTCGAGCAACCTGTCCCTGCTGCTCCTGGTTCGCCAGTGGGAGGCTCTCCTTTACCTGAACAAGGTGCACAACCAATGGTTCAAGGGCAGAAGCCAGAATTACAAACATTACTTTCAACCTTAACTGGAACGGGCGCAGCACGTGGTACTGCTCGTATAACACAACGCAGAACGGTATAACAACTAAGGCGGGGGACAATGACTACAATTATAGGGCTGGAATATAAAGACCATGCAATTATAATTGCAGACAGTCAGACAACTGATGAGAATGGTTATGTTTATAATCATCCTGAAGTTAAAAAAATATCAGAACGTGGTTCATATCTTGTAGCAGGAAGCGGTGAAACACTACCGTGTGATATTGCACAGCATATATGGGAACCACCAGCACCAACTAAGACTGACAAAAAAGATGTTTATCATTTCATGATTGCCAAAGTAATGCCATCACTACGTAAATGTTTATCTGAAAATGGATATAACTTTGAAGATGGCACAAAAGAAATACGGTTTCAATTTCTTATTGCTGTTAATGGTGAGTTGTTTGATATAGACCAAGAATGTTCAGTAAGTAAATCCGCATCAAATGTTTATGCTGCAGGTTCGGGAGCACCATATGTACTTGGTGCAATACATGCAGGAGCAGATGCTTATGAGGCAATGGAAATTGCTAGTAAGTTAACTGCATTTACAGCAGGACCATACCTTTCAAAAACACAATCTAGACTTATTTAGTAGGAGGACACATGGCAGAACAAGGCGGTTATCGTCAGCCAGCAAATCCTGCTCCAGTATCGGGACCAGGTGCTTTATCGCAACGTACTGATGGTGGTGCTGTTGAAGGAATGACTCCTCCACAAGCAAAGACTGAATGGACTGGTCTTCCTTATGGAGACAATAAAGAAGTTAATGACCAACAGTCTGGTGCTAACCTTGCAGGTAATCCTATTCCAGAAATGCCTTCACCTGTTGTTCCATTAAGTGCTCCATCACAACGTCCTAATGAACCTATTACTACAGGTATTCCAATTGGACCAGGAGCGGGTACAGAGTCACGACCACTTCCTAATCAAGCACCTACGCTTGTAGATACTATTCGTCATCTTACACAGTATGACCCATCGGGAGATGCGGAATTAGTTTACCGTCAGTTGTTGGATAACCAAATATCAGATAACGGTTAGCAATGCAACCTATTAATCCTGTTGTCGCGCAGACATCACCTAACATTTATTCTGCTGCAAAGAACGCTAACTTAAATCCTGCACAGGTTAATCAAGTTGAGCAGATGTCATTTGCTATTCAAAAGCATAAAGAACTTATGTCTATGAAGCCAGATAGTGCTACTAATGCCTATCGTAAACTTGACCCATCTTTGCAAGAAGGTCTTAAGTTTTTATACAAAGATGCACAATATGCTGCGCCTGCGCCAACACTTGGTTCAGAAGTAACTGGTGCTTTAAAGTATGTAGGTAAAACTTTAGCAAGTCCTATCATTGGTTTGTTTAAAGTTGCTGGTAATTATAACCGCGCTATCAATACTCCATACCTATTAGGTCGTGAATTAGCACAGGAAAGCAATCCAAATATTTTTAATAAAAAACTTTGGAAGGCTGCTTGGGATGGCAATGCACTCTTTGATAACAAAGCAATTGAAGAAGTAACAAAGGTTTATGGTTCTAGTGATGTTGAAGTAGCAAAGGGTTTACTTGCTGGTAAAACTCCTGGTGAGATTATTCAAGCACATGGAACACTTGACCAAGCAATGCTTGACTCAATTACAAAAGCATTTGATACACCTGATAAGTTTAAAGATGTTATGTCTTCAGTTAAGTTTTCACAAGTATCTCCAGGGCGTGATTTATTCCGCATGTTGGATGATAAAACTGTTGGCAGTTTACACTCTGGTCACGTAAGTGGCATCACTAAGTTTATGTCTGGTGCAGTTGATGCTGTATATCAGATTGCTATTGACCCTCTTACTTGGGTAAGTGGAGGTCTAGATAAGGCTCCTACACTTGGATTACGTCTTGCTAAGACTATTGAGGAGTCTGCTAAAGCAGGCGACCTTGCTGGTGGTGTTTCTAAAGTAATGCAGAACCCATCAGTTAATACATTATGGGAACAACAACTAGGACCTGCTATTCAGCGTTATGCTGTAGCAGAAGGTGCTGCTGCTAAAGATGCAGCATTTAAAGAAATTGCTACAACATTTCCTGGTTATGCAAACCGTGATATAATTAGACAATTAGCATCTAAAGATGCTCAAGTGTTTAATGCTAAGGCTGCAGAAAAATATTTCTCACAAGCAGAAAACGTACACCTTATGCTCTCTGGTCGTGTAGATGGCATTACGTATGCTCGTAACGGTGTTGCAACTGCTAAAAGTACACGTAACTTTGCTGAAGGGTTCACAACCTATCTTGACAGTGTCTTTAACGCAACAGAGTCCCGCACACTTGGTGCATTAAAAACTCAGGGCAGAGACATTTCTAAGGTTGATGAACTTGGCAAGCCACTATATGAAACATTTATTAAAACTGGTGAATCACTTGATAAGTTAGTTCACCCAAATCCAGAACTTGATAAAGTACTTGCTGATATTAGTGGGGAAATTAAAGGACTTAAAGCATTTGGTTACAAGATTGGTCAACAGGCTACACGTTCTGCAGCAGGTGCAGAGATTCGCTTAGGCGAACGTTCAGCAGAAACCGCTGGTCATTTTAATAACATGGCTCGTCAGTTGCTTCCACGCGACATGGCTGGTTTTATGACTGAAAAGTTTATGGATGCTCCAATGGATGAGCAAGTTGTTATCTTGCGTAACATCTATGCTGGCATCATGCACAAATTTGGTATGGGTGGAACTCAAGCAGGTCGTGACCTGATGGAAAAAATCCTTCGTGATAAATTTGGTGGCAGTGCAGGCTTTGCTACTATGAAAGACACTGCTATACCAGAACATATGGTTAAAAGTCTTGAATCAACTAGCATCAAAGAAGTCAATGGAGTTAAAACTCTTGACTCTGAGTCAGCAATTCAACCTTACCATACAACACATGTAATTGGTGCACTACCTTATGACCAAATTATAGAACATGTTGCTAGTGTAAAGTCACAACAAAATCTTTTTAATGCCGTACTTGGTATTGGTAGCGGTAAGTTTGCTAAGAAAGCAGTAGATGCTTGGTCTATGTTGACCCTTTTACCACGTCTTGGTATCCGTTCTGCTATTGATGAAGGCATGATGTTTGCATTAACTGCACATCCAACTGAATTACTACGTTACGCAAGCCTTGAAGGTAAGCGTATGGGTAGATTCACTACTGCATTTACTGGTAGTAAGTCTGCTGTTGGTCCAGTTCAAGAACTATTAGGTAAGATTCTACCTAAGGTAGACCCATCTAATGCTCTTGCTGTTGAACAACGCCAAGCACTAATTAACAAAATGGCTAGTGACCTTAAAATTAATCCAGATGAACTATTTGATGTTCAAAAACGTCAAGCAATTGTAGATACTCTTAAGGCTACATATGCAAAAAACATTGATACTGAAGGATTTAAGTATCTTAACCAAGCATTAATCTATCACCCTGACATGTTGAACTCAACAGCGCAATCATTTGTTGGTCACAGCGGTTTGTCTGGTAACTATGGTGAAGATATTCTTGAAGGTATCATTACACCTAGCCAACTAGACGTTGCTCTTAAACAAGAAGCACTTGAAATGGGACGCACTCAACGTTCTATTGACACAACTAGCCTTTCTCAACATGAGGTTGCATTAGCGCACTTTGATAACTGGTTTAAAGGTTTTGTTGCTAACACAGCAAAGTTACCAAACAACCGAATCATTAGTCCTGCAACTGTATTCTTAACTAACAATGGTCTTCGTACTGAAGCAGATGTTAAAAAAGCAATGGATGAACTTATGTCATCTGTTGGTGTTGTATTTGACCCTGCTGTTAACCGTTATATTGTTAAAGACCAAGATGCAGTAAACGCTTTTAAGCGTATGTCTGCTCGTAGTGTTGAAATGGGCGGACGAGTAACAGATGATGTTGCAATTGTGCGTGACCAAGCAGGTCGTATTCTTACTGACCTTTATACTACCTTCCATGGTGGTGCTAATAAGTTTAATGAAGCATTACTTGCTGAAGTTAAGACTCTTAAATCTAAGTTAACACAGATTAACAAAGGCGAAAAAGATATTTCTTGGAGCCAAGCATCTGCTGGCATGAACTTTAATAAGTTTAGAGAACTAACAAATGATTTCCGTCCTTCAGGTAGTATCAATACAGCAATTGAGTTCCCAGGATTCCAAGACCCAGAATCATTATGGCGTAAAGTAGGCGATAAAGGTTTTGAATGGATGGACCGTCAGATTACGGCTATTCATCGTCAGCCTGCACTCAATGTTTTGTATACAGAGACACGTAAGAACTGGTCTGGCATTGAACGTCAATGGGTTAAAGACCATGTTAAGGCTGCAATTGCTGCTGAACCAGAAAAGTATTCAAACATTAGGGCTATTGCTCGTTTAGAAGAACGCATTACACAAGATGGTGAAAAGCGTTTTACTGAATTAGGTATGAACCATGCAGCAGACAGACTACTTAAGTATGCAGATAACCCTGCAGTACGTTCTAATTTTGCTTATGCATCTCGTACACTTGGTCGTTACTATCGTGCAACTGAAGACTTCCAACGCCGTATGTATCGTCTTAAAGAAGTACCAGCACGTGTGTTATACCGTATGCGCTTAGCGCATCTTGGTTTATCTGCTAGTGGTTCTGTATTTACAGACCAACAAGGTAACCCATATGTTAATGTACCAATGGATAGCACACTATTTAAGGCTACAGATACTACTCTTCGTGTATTAACTGGCAAGACTGGTTATGCACAACCATTGTTTAATGACTTTACTGTTAAGTTAAATATGATTAACCCATCATTCCAACAAGACTCTGGTTTACCAATGCTATCTGGTCCTATTGCAGGGCTAGGTGTATTAGCAATGAAGAATATCCTTGGTGCTACACATAATGCTGTTGCTGAAAACACAGGAGACTTTGTTAGCCAAGTAGCACTTGGCAGTTTTGGTACTAACACTAATCTTCAAAAGGTATTAATGCCACAAACACTACAACGTGTATGGGATATGTTACCTGTTAACGAAAAGTCACGCCAAGAAGTAACTGCTGGTCAACAAGCAATGGCTTATAATGCAGCCAATGGTATTCATTTAGATGCTAATGCAACTGACCAAGAAAAAGCAGACTACATAAAGAATATACGTATATCTGCACACAACATTATCTTTTTACGTAACTTCTTAGGACTTATATCACCTGCTTCTACTACATTAACAGAGAGTAAAGGCGTACCTGATTACCTTAAGCGCGTTGGTGTAACTAGCCTACGTTCAGAGTTCTATGACATTCTTGATGCTATCAATGCACGTAATAATGGGGATATTCAAGACCCATATGAACTGGCTTTAGTTACATTCATGGGTCAGAACCCAGGTAAATTAGTTTATACAGTATCACGTAGTGATAAGCAAGTAAAAGTTATCATTAAAGAAACTGACCAACTTAACCAATGGGCACGGGATAATCGTGGTGCTATTAATACTTATGGTGAGGCAGCATATATCTTTGCTCCACATGTAGGTAAATTAAATGTTAACTCATATAATTATATGCAGGCTGCAGGGCTTACTTCTAGTAAATCATTAGAGAAATACTATGGCGACTTACTTGTCTCACAAGATAAGCAGGCTTATTATGATATTGGTTCTAATGAAAAGAAAGCACTTCTTGCAGAACCAGATGGGTACAAGCGACAAGTAATTGTTGATACTGCTACTGCTGCACGTGAAGCATTAATGACTTCTAATCCATTACTTAAAGCAGCCCTTATTGGCTCTGGTAATAACATTGGTAAAGAAACTCAATTGCTATCTAGCCTAGACCAGATGGTTGCTGACCCTAAAGCAAACATTAATATGGCTACACGCGCTCGCATGAACATTGCCTTAAAGATGGTTAATGACTATCTAACATTTGCACAAGACCCAGCATGGAAACTTGCTTCTAACTTCACTGAGTTAAAGAAGCAACGTAGAGAAGAAATTGAGGCTCAATTGAAGAACATGATGTTTGGTGATGCTTATTTGACAGAGGCAAACCGTGCAATCTTTGACCCTATTCTTAAGTTTTATTCACGCGATACTTACGTAGCATTTAAGAGGGGGTTCTAGCACATGGCTGGTGAAGACCTACAAGGTTTAAGTAATCAATTACAAGCAGCCTATAATCAAGGACTTGCTGCATACAATGCAAAGAATCCTGGTGCTGCCACTGCTGCTAAAGCAGCAGCCGCTGTTGCTAATGACCCATTATTAAACAACTATAAGATTTATACAGACCCTAGTGGTAAGACTTATGTTACTAGTTCTGGTACATCTGGAGCAGTTCTATTTATACCTCCTAAGCCAGGTGATAAGTTAACACCAACTAATGATATTAACGCAGCGCGTACTGCTGTATTAACAGCCATTGGTCCTAAAGGATTACCTAATCTTCTTACTAAACTATATACATCTGGCTTTATTACTAAGACAGAACTTAAGAGCCAAAATTATATTGGTGGTCTTAATGAAGCAATTAACCAATACAGTGT